GATGTGTTGATAACATATCGTCAATATCAAATGAGAAGTTTCTGTTTACGAAGATTACATTTTCTTCGATTGCACCTTGCTTATCTAATCTTTGAATAATGCTGTCGAAGTCTGCTAATGTTGTTGGGTTACCACCACCATAAACGTTACCTCTTGCACCTACTTCAAAGAAGACACCTTTAGAACCACTTAATCCAGCAACAGACGCAGCTGCACCTGTACCTTGTAAGTAATCACCAGCACCTGAAGCTGCTTCAGCTGGTACCGCTTCTACTAAAGCTGTTTCCATGTAGTCTTCAAATCTTAGTCTTGTATCGTGCTCAGACTTTAGATACCATAAGTATCCACTTACTCCGTCTTCTCCACTTACTTCAACCCAGCCAATTTGTGCCATATCAGAACCTGATACAGAGTATTTATCTTTTAAGATAATTGGCTTATTGTCAAAAAAGAAATCGTCAGATTCTAATGAACCTACCATTCCTTCAGTTCCTTTTGCAAATTCAGAACCGTAAATAAAGACATCACATGCTACACCCGCTGCTACTGATTGTCCAGCTGCTTCATAATAAGCTACTGTAAATGTATTTGGGTTTGCGTTAGTTGGTCCAGCTGTAACAATCGCTTTGTTTGTTAGTGATGAACCTGGAGTGTTGTCTGAAATCATTACAGTTTGACCTACTCTAATAACGTTTTTAGCATCTCTCGCTGTGTTAGGGTTAGCTAACGCAGGATTGAAGTTAGTTAAGTTATTTGGAATTGTCCAAACTGCTCCAGAGTCTGTACCTGCAGCTGCTGCTGAAGTACATGCTTTGTATTTAATATGCAATCTTCCTTGCTCTGCCCATTTAATAAGGTCAGAGTTAGAAGGCATTTCTGCTCCTACCATACGTAGGAATGAACTAATGCTTCTATTACCATATCTTTCAAATTCTTTCTCGTAAGTATCTGGTAGATACTGATTCAAGAAATCAAAATCTTTGATATAATTCGTTTCAACAGGAACCTGTTGAGCCGAAGGTTGTAAATCGAAGCCAGGGCTAATATTTACTGCCATAACTTTAAAATTTTAATTTGTTAAACTTTTTTAATACTTCTAATTTTGAGTCCTCTACCACTCGAAGTATCTCCTACAGCTTTTATTTTTAAACTATTTTTCGTGCTAAGTTGCGGGGCTCTACGAACATCCATATTGATATTCTTAGATTTTCTTGCTACATCATCTACTGTTGCAGCAACACCCTGCTCATAAAAAAACTTTGCAAACTTTTCAGGATTCATAGCTATTGACATAGCTCTATGATATCCCGCTGCGTCTTTCATAAGTCCATTCTCATCATTATATTTTGAGATGAAATTATTGAAATCCATCTGCTTGTTCTTTAATTCTTCAGCAGTCCCTGGTTTATAGAGAATAGATTTGTCGTCGCTAACGTTGAACTCAAAACCTTTGAATTCATCGCCAAACACTTTGTTTGTACGCTCCTCAAAATTTTTTCTCATAAGCTGGAAGCTTTCCTTCTGAGAATTAGATTCCTCTAACATTGTCTTGTAAGCATTAAGATTGTTTTCTTGTTCATCAGATAATCCACCCCCACTTGACTCAAGAGGGACTTTATACTTATCTTTCTGTTCTTTAAAAAACTTTCTTGCTTTTGCAAGCTCTCTCTTTTTAGCTAACTTTTTCTTCTTAATATCCTTTTCGTCATCTTCTTCTTTATCATATCCGAATCTGTCGTCCATTATATCTTGAATATCTATGGCATCAAGACCTTCCTCCTGAACACCGAGATAGTCAGCTAAAACTGAATCTTCGTCCATTTCATCGTAGTTCTTTTGTAATTTATAAAAGTCTTCGATTCCACGGCCTGTTTCTTTTTTATAATCAAAATATAATTTAACATCTTCAGGCAATTCTACATTTGATTCTTTTGTTTCAAATAATTCTTGTACTGAATTAATGTCTTTATTATATCTTTCTTTAATAAAATTAAGAACATGTTCGTCATTTAACTCTGACGAGGGAGTTTTTTCTTCTGCAGCTGGAGTTTCCTCTGCTGGTTTTTCCTTTACTTCTGCTTGTGGTTCCACCTTTTCAGGCTTCTCCTTAGCTTGAGTTTCATTTTGTTGAGCTTCATGTTTTTGCAACAACTGCTCTTCTATTTCGGCTTTTGATTTTTGAGTGTTGCCATCCACTGCTTTTACTTTTATTTCCATTAGATTAAATTTTTAACAAAATTAAACAATAATTATTTACCATTTTTAGGCGTTTTTCAAATAGTTATACATGTCTTCTCCCAGTTTTTCACCCACCTCTTTGTCAGATTTGTAGTGCACACGTGCAACTATTCTGCTTTTAGATATATGGTTTGAAACATCCATAATTTCTTTTTTCATTTCAGGAAACATATCTCCCAAAATTAATGCTATCATTCTACCCTGAGCTGAATGTCCTGACGGAAAAGCTGGTGTCTGTGCACTTTTCATTTTATGATACAACAAACTTATGCCAAATTTTTTTGCCAGCTTATCAGGTCTTGGTCTATCGTGATAATTTTTTATTTTTAAAATAACCTTAGAAGAATTTTCTATTACATCATTTATTAATTCTTCTGGATATTCTCTTGTTCGGTTTTGAAAGAGTCGTTTAAACGACTCGTTGATATCATCATATTTATCCGCGTAAGCAACATCCATGCGTTGAGTTTGCAAAGATTTTATTTCGTTAAGAGTTTGTAAACTTACGTCAGAGGGATACTTAATTACTTTATATTTCTTGATGTTGAAATCACTAAACATAGGAGGAAGACTGCCCATAAAAAATTATTTAGGTCCAAACTCTGCCAAATCAAAACCATCTAAAGTATCTTCATTTGATTCAAACTTTACTGCTGGTAAATTTCTTTTTCTTTGTTCGATAAGTTTAGACTGTTGAGTATTAGCTTGACTAATTCTATCTGACTTACCTTTTTCTCTTGCCTTTTCTCTTGCATCAATTTGAGACTGTTCTATACCTTTTAACTGCATGTTATAAGCAAACTCAGTTTCCATTAACTGTGATTTTAACATAGCCTCATTCTTCATCTTTTCTATTTCCATAGCTATTTCAGCTTGTTTAACCTGCATTTTAGATTGAGTCTCTGCTGCAATTCTTTGCTGCTCTTGTTGTGCTGACATCATAGCTGCTTGTTGCTGCATCTCAGCTTGTGCGGCTTGTTGCATTTGAGCTTGCTGCTGTTCCATTTGAGCTTTCTTTTTTCTTTTAGTTTTAAGAAGTTGGTTGGCCATTTTTAGATTATGTATCTCTCTAATGTCTAACGCATCTTCTAAGTTAATATCATTTTTAGATAAAGCCATCTGAATATTTGCTTCAAGCATTGCTCTTTCTTCTTCATCTGGAGCTAATTCTAAGAATATTCCAAAACTATACAGATATAAATTTTTAATATCTTCAAGTAAGTTTAAATTATACTTACCAATTTGCATAGCAAACTGGTCTTTAAATTCAGAGTATTCTAAAACATCTGCTGTTCTTAAAACTATACCCTCTGCTAATCTTCTGGTAATGTACAGACTGGCGTTCAATATATGTCTGGTAGCAGTGTTAGAATTTAGTGCAGCTAATTTTTGTACACCAACTAATGCGTCAGGATTAGGGGTAGAACCATCACGAGCTTCATTTAAACCAGTTACAGTTCTAATCATATCAAGATAGTGATTATAGTTAGCTATTAACATTTGCATTTTAGCCCCACCACTATTTGATGTTAGTTGTGTTATTGGAACCTTAGCATTATTGAACTCACCATCTTGAGTAAAACTTCTACCTACTACACTACCAGTTTGAAAATAAAGCCTTAGAGCGTCTTCTGGATTGTAAGCGTTACCTGTACCTAAGTCAACCTCATTAAGTCCGTCAGCGTCTATAAAAACACCATCTGGGACCATTCTTGATATTACTTGCTGTAACTTTAAATGTGTTACCTGAATCAAATCAGCAAAAGGAATCATTCTTCTAACTAAAGATTCATACATTCCTTTATATAGTCTTGGAGCACAAGCAACATAATTAGGTAAAGCGTTTTGACTTGCAGCTTTAGGTCTAACCATATTTTCTGCAAGCTCCCATTTCAAAAGAATGTTTGTTCCCATAACCATAATACCATCATACCATACTTCTATCTTTTTTTCAACTCTTTCAAACTTTCCTTCAGCCATCATTTCTTCTGGCGGATTGAAGCTCTCATCTTTTTGTACAACTTTGAAAGTACCATCTGGCATTTCTTTTTTCTTATATACAAATGTGTGAGTAGTTTTATAATTAAAATATAATAATGTACATGTATCTCTATAGAACAAAGAGTTTTCATAGTATTGTGCATTATTATAATAATTATACCATGACTGACTATACTTTGCTATCTCTTCCATCTCCTCATTAGTTATGTCAGGATTTATTTTTACAAGCTCAGCCATTGGTATAGTTTTTAATTCACCCCAATAAAAACAATCTTTGAAATAAGGGTCTTCAGTATAACTATATACTACGTTCGCTGGGTCTACATAATTAATTTCAATACCTTGACCTGGTAAAAACTGATGTTTAGTCATACCAACACCAATAGTCATGATGTCATAATCAACTCTTTTTCTAATATCTTGATAATGATTTTGATTTAATACAGTATCTATAGCTTCTTCAGCTGCAATCTCTACAGCTGGTTTGTATTTCATTTGCATAAATAATTCCAGCTCTTCATCGTTTTCTGGTAATTCATCTTCTGCAGTTTGAAATACATTTAACTCAAAATCTTCTTCAATTTGTTGAAATAAAGGACGAGCAATCATTTCTCCTTCTATCTTCTTTTGAAACTCATCTCTTTTTTCTGCTGACATTGCATCTTCTGCAAAAGCATTTACTTTAAACAATCTATCATTTAAACCATTTACTACAATATCTACAAACTTTGGAATTATTGGAACTGGTGTCCAATCTAAATTAAGGTAGGATAAATCGCCATCAATAGCAATTTCGTTTTTATACTTTTGTACAGACTGTTCACCACGTGCGTACAGACGCAACCTGTTGAACTCAGCATACTGATTAAAATATCTACATGACCCATTATCTTTTCTAAACCATTCATATTGAATAGCCTGTCCAACTTGCAGGCCGTACTCCGCTGTATCTTTTTGTGCATCGGAGGCAAATTCATCTGGAAATGCAGCTGCTTTTAAGTTAATTTCTACTTGTTTCATTTATTAATAATTCGACTAACTTTTTCGCTGTTATTATATCTTGCAAAGTTAATGCTAATTTTTGTCTTTTCTTTAGTCGGTGTATATAAGTGTTTTTGGTTTGCCATAACTGCTAATCCTGAGCTTATGGAAGCATCAAACTTAGTTCTATTATTTATATCAAACTTGGCCCAATCTTCAAGTGTTCTTTGAAAATACATATCACCCATATCACCTTGTACTCTATGCACTCCATCCGTATCAATACCTATATATTTTTCAATATATGATTCGATGGCAGACGCGTGTGATTGTTTAACATCTTCTGACGTGTTTGGTATACCACCTAATTCTCTTTCACTTTTAGAAAGTTTATTAAATGTTTTGTCAGGTCTGTTTAAACAAAACCCTCGATATCCTCTATTTTTAAAATGATATAACAAACGAGGTTTATTATTTTCACATAATATTGGCATGCCATAAAATACACATGCCATCAATACTTCCTCAAAAAATATTTCAGCTGTTTGAGGTCTGGCAATATATTCCAAAAAGAAATGATTACTTGGAATTTCTTCCATACTAAACTTGGTTAAACCATGTAAAGAACCATTAGAACCTTTACCAACTACAACACCTGATATATCATAAGAGTCACAGCCAAATGTGCCCAAATGTTCATTACCTGGAAAGAATCTATTATTCTTTCTTATAACATTGTTTTGAAGAGAGCGTTTAGGAATGTAAGTTACAAAAAATCTTCCTCTTTTATTTGGAGTCCAAACAACCTTAGTGTCTTTAATTCCATTTTCCCAACTGAAAGAACCTTGAGTTATAAAATGTTCTTTAATTATACTGTCATTATAATCTATCTGTTGATATATTTTAGTTAAATTAAATATAGATTGTTTACTTTCATCTCTAAAAGCATGTGACTCTGAGCGAGGAAATTGTCGGTAATATTCATTTAAAGCATCAGGGTCATTTTTTAAAGAAACAACTTCATTCTCCCAATAATTTACAGCACCTTGATATATGTATTCATCATCAATTCCTACCACCTCTTGTTTTGGATTGTCTAACACAGGCATACCATACCTGTCTATAAAGCCTTCCATGTTCCATTCCATAGGAACAAACAAAGAATATAACCCGCTTTTTGTTTGTCCATTTGCATTTCTTTTGGTGCAATCAGAATCATTGTATAAACTTTTAAAGTTTCTACCCCCTTTATCAAGGGCGTTTGAAGTAGAACCCATCATACATTTGCCAATTATTTTACTACCTAATCTTAAACAAGTCTTTGTAACTCTCCAATTATTTAAAATGTTTTCAGGTTTTTCCCACTTACCACTTTCATCATGTATTAATAGCTGTAATTTTTCTCCATCATAACTATTGTCAGATGTATTCTTCCAATCTATAGTTGTATCCAAACCCTCTAACACTTCTTCTTCAACATTAAACATATTTTTTTTTGTAATCTTTGAAGCTGGCACTCTATATGCTAATTCTGTTTTTGGTTTATCCATACCATCTTGTATGGGTTTAAAAAAGAAAGGATAGTTGTTAGATATTGGAACTATTTTGTCTGTAAACATTTTTTTTGCATCTGCTCCTGTTTTAGACAATATTCCTATACGTGCATTTTTTGTTATTGTACCTGTATTTACACCTTCGCATGAACTCATAAATGAAAAACCAGAACGTCTTATTTTTAAATAACACATTCCAAAACTTCTTTTATCAGCTTTACACGCTTCCCAAAATAAATAAAATATCCTATTAGCTTCTCTATAATCTGGATGACCAACATCTATTTTAGTCCACTGTAAATACATATAATGTGTACCAGTGATGTATGTAGGTTCACCATTATTCATAAACCAAAAACCTTCTTCTCTTCTATTAAACTCTTCTTCTATGTAATCAACCCATTGGTTTTTAAATGCAGAAGGAGCTTCATGCCACTGAAATATAGATGATATTCTTTTTAAAACAGGTGGTATTTCTGTTACTTCCCAGTATTGTTCAGTTTTTTTATCAGACCGTTTAAACACTTTCTTAGGAACAGATGGTAATGCAATACGCAATCCTGATATATGTAAGATATCCCCAATAGTTCCGTCTTTTGAAATAATAACTATGTCATATTTTTCATCATATCCATATCGCCAAGTTCTCGCTTTATTTTTCCGAGATAATATGTTTGAAGGAATTAATCCTTTACATAAATTAGAAATATTATTTTGAATTACGTTCTGCAAAGCCTTTTGGTAAATTATTAGTTTTAATTTCTTTTCCCTCCAGTTTATCTCTCTCTTCGTCTATTCTTTTAAGTATTTCAAAAGCATCAAATATAGCGAGCTTTTTGGTAGCTGCTGCATTTTTTAGTCTATCAGCAGCAAGCTCATCATCTATATCTGGTTTTATAATTTTTTCTTTAGCTACGTCAATTAACTCTTTAACGGCTTTTTCACCAGCTTGTATGATTTGTAGTTTTATTGCTTTTGTGTCCATCTTTCAATGTTATATTATTAGTATACATACGATATAATTTTTCATCGTCTATTTTAAATTCATACTCACTGTTCGGTTGAAACGAAACTTTATCACCAGGCAAAATGTTTAAACGCTCTAACTGTTTATTGCCGTATTTTACTATACCCCAAAGAGGTTCTTCACTTTCGGCAACATCTATGTATTTTTTTTCTATCGGTATAGGTTTTATAAAACAATACTTATCA